AGTGAAGTTGCGTTTTTCGCAATGTAGCTTTTTCCTAAGTAGCTACTGAAACTTCGGGAGCAGCATCCTCTATCTTATTAGTTAGATTAGCTATTTTAGCTTCTTCTAACTTGATAGCGTTGACAACCTCTCTAATTTTGTTGTCAATTCTGACCATATCCAGAGTATATCTCTGATGGTCACGCTGATGCACTGCCCATTCTGTCTCGAGACTTCTCTTCTTTTTGTATAAGTCCCTGACTTGTAGTTGCATCTATAACCTCCTCATAGGTTAGCCAAACTTTGGATTGATTAATAAATCCATTTTTTTCCCACACAATATCATTTTTACCCAGTTTGTCAACTAGTGCATTTTCGAAAGCAATATCGCTATCTTCTGACATTATATTGAAGTCAGCGTAATATCCATATGCTCTGATTTGTACTCGAAAATTTTTCATGATCACACCTCTTTATCATAAAGGGCGACCGAAGTCGCCCCTTAAATGTTGTTTTAACGATTATGTTGCGTCAGAAGCGAACATACCTCTAGGGTCTGAGAATCCGAATACGTATCTCTCTCTAGCTTTGTATCTTACGTTTCCTGTATCGAAGTCACCTTCCATTGAAGTTTTGATAGGTGATCTTACGAAATGCTTAAGACCGTTAGGAACATCTGTTTTAATGTAGAATTTCTTCGTTGAGGTTAAGTAGTGATTAATTGCATAACCTTGTGGAATCATTCCCATATTTGCCAATGCGTTAATGTCATTGTCAGCTGTACCTGTTCTACCTGTAGACTTCATCAGTCTTTCAGCAGTAAATTGAAGAGCTGAAGGAATAATCATTTTTACTCCTTGCGCCGCAATTTTTAGGCCTCTTTCATCAGTAAACGCCGCGATGTCAATCAACGACTGCTCTAATGAAGTTTCGTTAAGTTCAGCAGGTGTGCTTAACTCGTTAGAGAAAGATCCCGCTAAAGTTGGGTGGTCTGTCGCAAAAAGCGCTTTTCCATCACCACCAGCAAAGTTTGCATTGAAACCATTGTTCAATACTGCTGCTGCCTTAACTTGCTTTGTGTTTGCCATAGATCTTGCTAACGCTTTTGTATATCTAGACGCAAGTCTGTCATACAAGTTATCTTCGATAGCTTCTTCTGTGATTGCAAACGCCAACGCAATTGTTTCGTTTGTGTAACGTGCTGTGAAAGTTTCTTGTGCATCATCAAATGTTACACCTTGACCTTCAGGTTTTACTGCCGCATTCGCGAAACCAGATAACATTACTTCTTCTTCAAAAGCTCTGTCAGATGTTTCCGTGTCGAATATTTCAGCATGCTCGTTAGCATATTGTTTGTACTCTAGTCCAAATAGTGCATTTAGACCAGGCTCTAGTTCTTTAACTAGCTGTGCTCGTGATATTGCCATAGTTATATACTCCTATTTGTTATTAATTATCGCCGTTGTACAAGTTAGACGCTCCAGAGATCATCACGATCTGGTTGGATCCAACCGCTGTGTTATCTTTATTTTCAGGGTCGTTTGCTGATCTAACCAATTTGAACATGTGGTTAGAGTTTGCACCGCCGCCGATGTCTAAAGTAACAGTCGATTGACCGCTTACTGCATCACTTGCTACAAAGCTGTTTGTGTTATAGCCAGCATCTCCGTACATAGCTTGAGTAACTGCCGCATCCGCTTTCATTTCGTATTCTTGAAACGGATTGTCATTTACAAAACCTAAGCCGTCGTTGCTGCCCGTATTATAGTCAGTTCCAAATGTTGTGGACGCTGCTACTGAGTTTGCGAACGTTGGTTTGCTCGTTGTACTGTTTACGAAGAAACAGCCATTGAACACGCCGATAAGAGGAGCATGACCTGTATTGTCATATGCTGCTCCACCTGATCCGCCGTCATCAGTAGTTGCGAAACTTGCATCTTGTAAATAACCTTGAGCACCACTTGCATCTTGAAGTGATACTGGATTATTTTTGAAGATACCAACACCTAGGCCTGATTCGATTTTGTACTCAGATTGTCCTGACGTTGCTGGAGTATTTCCAACAGTCATTACAGTTCTTAAGCCAAAACCAGTTGTACTTGCATTTGCCATAGTTTTAGTTTCCTTATTGTTGTTAGGTTAATTTGTTGGGTAGGAATTGCTAAATAATTAGCTTTTCTTTGTACCACCAAAAGTTACGCTAGATGCAGATTCATTTCTGAATTTCATCCCAGCTTGCCTTTCCTTCATAAGATCGTTGTTTATAGCTTCATCTTTTTCTTGAGTCTTCTTATCATAGTAAGCCTCAATTTGAAGAGCGATCTCTTCCGGTATCCTTGCCAGCAAAAGGCCTCCTACTCCAATGATCCCTGCGTATCTACCTTCAGACATTTGCGGA